AGATGGCGTTCAACGGGTACAAAAACCAAGAGATTGCTGAGCGTCTTGGTATGGCACAATCATCCGTATCTACAATCCTTCGCTCACCTCTTGGGCAAGCCTACTTGAATGGCCTTCAAGACAGGGCGCACGAAGCAACTTTGGACGTTCGCAAAAAGTTAGTCAGCCTCAACAGAGAAGCCTTAGATACCTTTGCTCACTTGCTTGACAAGGGTTCCCGCAAAGCTGTTCCAGCATCTGTACAATTTAATGCAGCTAAAGATGTTCTCGATCGCAATGGTTATAAGGCACCCGATCGATTGAACATCGACATGACGCTGCAAACCAAAACTGACGAAGAACTTGATGCTGAGATAGCTGCAATCGAAGAAGCTATCAACCGCACAGGTGGTAAAAATCTTCCAGAGATTAAAAAGTCCTTACGACAAAACTTATCATTTACGACTATTCCTCTTGCTTCAGATCATGCTGTTGTCACGATGCCTGCTAACGAGGATGATTTATCTCTGGAAGATTTGTTCTGTACTGAAGAACAGGCTGGCCTATTTATTCCTGACGAATCTTTTGAAGAACCCATTCTGATGGAAGACCTCACAATTTTAGAAGACCTATCATTTGATCCTTTTCACAATATTAAAAGGTCATAATGATGGATCTTTCCCACCTTGATAGAGACCGCAAAGAGCAATACCTCAAACTCTTGCAAGCCAAGAACATCCGGATCAAGCAAAATAAGATTACTCAGTACTATCCAGATGACGGCGAGCTAAGTCGAAATAACTATCCTAAGCATATGCAGTTCTTTGCAGCCGGCGCAGATTTTTCTGAGCGTTGCATCATGGCTGCAAACCGCATAGGCAAAGCCCTTAAACATGGAACTAAAGTAGCTACTCCCGGTGGCTGGAAAGCTATTGAAGATATTAAACTTGGCGAAACAGTTATAGCTGGTGATGGATCATTAACTCAAGTTACTGGTGTCTATCCTCAAGGGCCAAAACAACTTTTTAAAATTACTTTTGATTCAGATGATGAGGTAATATGTTGTGGTGAGCATCTTTGGAAATATCTTCCTTATAATGCAAGATATCCATATAGACAATCTCATGGACAAAAAGAAGCAAATCCATTTTATAATCAATATAAAGTTGCTAATACTTTAACCATTCTTGGTGATTCTGGAGCAACTCCTATTGCCAGAATGCGTGCTTCAGTTCCTCAAGGACAAGCATGGCAATTAGATAAAATTAATTTGTTTATAGATCCATATTTTATGGGGATTCTTTTAGGGGATGGAAGTATTGTTGATAGAGTAAGATTTTCAACACAAGATGATTTTATTGTTTCAAAAATTGCCAAAACAATTCCTAAAAATCTCTTACTAATTAAAGAAGCTGGATATCTTGGTTATTGCATATCTAAGCCAGGTGGATTACATACTGGTAAGGCTCCAAATGAATATACTCAGTATCTAAGAGAACTTGGTTTACTTGGAACTAAAAGTCATACTAAATTTATTCCAATAGATTATTTACTTTCTTCAATTGAGCAGCGAAAAGCTTTGTTAGCTGGTTTAATGGATTCTGATGGTTATATTAATCCCACTAACTCAATGTCATATACTACAATATCCTCAAGATTGAAAGATGATTTTTGTACTTTAGTTCAGTCTTTAGGTGGAAAAACAGTTGTAAAAGAAAAGATAAAATCATATACCAACTCTGATGGAATTAAAAGGAATGGACAATTAGCTTATATTATTACAGTTAAGCTTCTATTTTGTCCTTTTGAACTTCCTAGAAAGAAAGAAAGATATAATGATAAAGAAAGTTCATTTGATAGATTAATATATTCAATTGTTCCAGATGTAATTTCTGACTGTACTTGTATTGAAGTTGATCATGCTAGTCATACATTTATTATTGCTGGTGGAATTGTTACTCATAACTCTGAAGGAATTGGTGCATACGAAACAACTCTACACGCAACTGGACGCTATCCAAGTTGGTGGACAGGCAAGAGATTCACCAAGCCAGTTTCCATCTGGGCCTGTGGAACAACCAGTACAACTGCTCGTGACATCGTTCAGTATAAGCTGATTGGCAATCCCGAAGAGTATGGTACTGGACTCATCCCAGAAAAGTATATAATCAAGACATCTCCTAAGGCTGGTGGAGTTGCTAACGCCATCGACATGATCTTGGTCAAGCATATCTCTGGTGGTATATCTCGGATTAAGATCAAGTCATATGCAGAAGGTCGCAAGTCATTTGAAGGAACTGAGCAAGATTTAATCTGGCTGGATGAAGAATGTCCATTGCCAATCTATACTGAATGTATAACTCGGACCATGACAACGAATGGTCTAATCATGTTGACCTTTACTCCTTTAGAGGGCCTCACCGATACTGTTCTTCAGTTCATGCCGAACGGAAAGATTGAGGATAATCAAGAAGGCAGTAAATTCTTAATCCAGGCAACATGGGATGATGCACCACACCTTACCAAAGAACAGAAAGATAAACTCTGGGCAGCCTTACCACCTCATCAACGAGACGCCAGGTCAAAGGGCGTACCTCAGCTTGGATCTGGTGCAATTTATCCAATCCTCGAATCTAATATCACTGTCGCTGACTTCGCTATTCCCGATCATTGGCTCCGCTGTTATGCGTTGGATGTTGGCTGGAAGAAGACGGCAACTGTTTGGGCAGCCACAGATCCGACCAGCAACATAACTTATCTGTATTCCGAATATTATCAGGGCCAACAGTTGCCACTGATCCATGCGGATGCTATTAAAGCCAGGGGAAGTTGGATTCCAGGCGTGGTGGATTCAGCTGCACATGGTCGTTCCCAGGATGATGGAAAGCAACTTTTTGAACAATACTTTGGTTTAGGCCTTGACCTCGAGAATGCTAACAAATCTGTTGAAGCCGGCCTGTATGCTGTGTGGCAAATGCTGAGCACTAACCGCCTGAAAGTGTTTGGTTCGCTGGTTAATTGGTTTAGTGAGTTTCGGATTTATCGCCGCGATGAAAACGGTCAGATTGTTAAAGACAAGGACCACCTTATGGACTGTACTCGATATCTGATTATGTCTGGCTTGAAGCGAGCAGTTGCAAAGCCCTATTGGGAATTTGAAGCCTGGGAAGCATCAACACAATATAATGAAGCTGAAACTAATTATGTTACAGGATATTAATATATACTAAACAATTTTATGGAAGGTGGCTTAGCGGCCTTTGTCGACTCCTAGACGGACTTCCATATTTTAATATTTCTAGGAACTATATAAAATAATCTAGGAGATTATTATGCAAGCAATAGTATCGCAAGAACTTGTTCAGCATTTATTTAATTATATTCCAGAAACTGGAGAGCTAATTTGGAAAAATCCAAATGCTCATAGAGTTTCTAAAGGAGACATAGTTAAAACCATAGATAATTATGGTTATTACAAAGTATGTATTCATAATAAACCATATCTTGCTCATAGAATTATTTGGTTATATGTATATGGATATATACCAGAAAATGGGCTTGATCATATTGATAGAAATCCAGCAAATAACAGAATAACTAATTTACGAGAAGCATCTAAACAATGTAATGCAAGAAACTCAAAAATAAGTAGTAATAATTCTTCTGGTATTACTGGAGTAAGGTTCAATAAACGAAAACTTTGTTGGACAGCTGATATTATGGTAAATTATAAAAACTATCGTTTAGGTAGTTTTGCAGATTACATTGAAGCGGCTGCAACAAGATTAGCTGCTGAGCAATGCTTAGATTGGCCTGATTGTGATACTAAAAGTACTTCAGGTCAGTGTATTAAGAATTGGTTAAATAAAATTAATACTGATAACATTACAGGAAATTAATAATGGCTAATAATGGTTTTGACTTTCCTGTAGAGGAACTTGTTGATCCAGGCAATCCAGCGACTCCGATGGCGAATGCGATTATAGCTGGTCAAGCAGCGAAGCTGCCTACACGAACCAACTCAACTCTTAATACCGGTACTAATCTACCTGATGACGAACAGGCAAGTCTCATGGGCCAAGTTCCCTTTTGGGCAACTGAAGAACCTATTGAAGATATTATAAATCCAATTCAAGTTGACCCACTTACTACTGCTCTTGTAGAAAAAGAAGCTCTGCGTGCTGAAGCAGTTGTTCTCATCACAAACTTGGCTGATAAACAAACTAAGGAAATCTTAGCAGATATTACAACTAAGGTTCTGGAGGGTTATAAGCTCGATCTTGCTAGCCGTACTGACTGGGAAGCCCTCAATGTACAGATCATTGACCTGGCGAAGCTGCTCGTAAAGAAGAAAGTCTATGCAGGCGAAGTTGTAGCGAATGTTAAATATCCCTTAATCATTAATGCTTGCATCCAGTTTGCTGCCAGAGCATATCCAGAACTCATTAAGGGGAATGAGGTTGTCAAAGGTAAGGTAGTTGGAGCTGATCCTGACAACGTTAAGTTTGATAAAGCTCAACGAATTTCTCAGTTTATGTCTTTCCAGCTTCTGTCACTAATGGAAGATTGGGAAGAAGGAGTTGATCAGCTACTTTTTACGTTACCTGCAATCGGTTGTGTGTTCAAAAAGAGTTACTTTGATGCAATTGAACGGAAGTCTGTATCTCAGATAGTCTTCGCTGATGATTTGGTTGTAAATTACTTTGCCGAATCACTGGAGAGGGCTCCACGAGTTACACATAGAATCTATTTGTACCATAACGAAATTGTCGAGCGCATCAATTCTGGGATCTTTATCAAGTTTGATGTAGCAGAACTTGGCCAGGCCACCAGTGATAAGACTGCTGACGTAGATGAAGACACTCCACATTTGTTTCTTGAACAACATCGTTGGTATGACCTAGATGGGGATGGTTATCAAGAGCCGTATGTAGTAACTGTTCATGACCAATCACAGAAGTTAGTTAGGATATCTCCTCGGTTTGCCACAGATGGGATTATTCGCAAGTCTGATGAAGCCGGTGTAGTTGATCCGAACGGACCGATTGTTAAAATCATTCCTGAGCAATACTTTACTAGATTCATTTTCATGCCTGCTATTGATGGCGGATTTTATGGTATGGGGTTTGGCTCTCTATTGATGAGCAGCAACTCAGCCATAAACACAGTAATTAATCAGTTGCTAGATGCTGGGACGTTATCGAATCGTCAAAGTGGCTTCCTGGGGAGAGGACTTAAACTCGGGCGGGGCAAATCCATTCAAGTTAAATCAGGCGAATGGAAACCAGTTGATGCTACCGGTGACGATCTTCGCAAGAACATCTTCCCCATGCCAGTGCGTGAGCCAAGTAATGTCCTTTTCCAGTTGCTCGGATTGCTAATCGAGAGTGGTAAAGAACTAGCCGGCATGACAGAGATTCTTGCAGGTAATTCACCAGGCGCGAATGTTCCGGCTGAATCTGTTCTCGCATTGATTGAACAAGGGCTGCAAGTCTACAGTGCCATTCATAAGAGACTTTATCGTAGTCAGTATAAAGAGTTCATTAAGTTACGTAGACTGAATGCTCTTTATCTTGATCAGATGACATATAGTGTTGTCCTGGATGATACGCAGGCAATTGTTCAGGCTGACTTCTCTAGTGCAGATTTCGATGTAGTGCCGGTTAGCGATCCGAACAGCACGACAATGATGCAGCGACTTCTCAAGGCGAAGGCCATGCTAGAGTTGCGAGGACAAGGACTTAATGATCAGGAAATATTACGGCAATACTTACTTGCACTTGATATAGAAGATGTTGAAAGGTTCTTTCCTGCAGAAGACCAACCTGATCCAGCTGAGCAACTATCTGTGGAGAAGCTCAAAGCTGAGATTGCAGAGCTGAGTGCAAAGGTCGCTAAGTTGAATGCAGAAACTCAGAAGATTTTGGTTGAAGTTCCAAAAGCGCAGCTCGAGCAAGAGAAGACAATTGCAGACATGGACAATGATGCTATAGATTTAGCTCTTAAGGATAAGCAAATTTCTGGGCAGTTAGAGCTTGGTAGATCTCAGCAAAGTTTAGGCAAAGCTCCTGGTGGATTAAAAGAAAGTACGGTTGAACGTGAATATAGTTAAGGAGATAATATGGATGAATTAGAGAAGAAAAAGAAAGGTACATTTTCTTTTTTACGTGCACTTGGCTTAGGTAAAAACAAGGATGATGCTTCCGACAAGAATGTTTTTTATGCTGGGAATGTAATAACTGCTGCAAATAAGCGAAAGAAAGAATTGGAGAAAGCTAATCAGAATTGAGGAGAACTCAGATGGAAAGATTTATTGGAGTCAAAGAAATTAAAGCACTTAAAATGACTCGTCAAGAGTATAATGATTATCGTGGATGGGAACTTCCTTCAGATGAAAATGGTAATGATGATGGCTTTCTTGTAGAATATTTAGATGGTGGACAGTCTAATCATCCAAAGCATGAAGGATATATTTCTTGGAGTCCTAAAGAAGTTTTTGAAAGGGCTTATCGTAAAACAACTGGAATGCCTTTTGGTTTAGCTATTGAAGCAGCAAAGAAAGGTTACAAAATAGCCAGAACTAAATGGAATGGAAAGAATATGTTTGTAGTGTATATGGAACCATTGAGCTTGCCTCCATATAATACTCAAGGAACACATAGAAAAGTAAATGATCGTACTGCTAAGTTCATTGGTGAAGATAAACCACTTAATTGTCAACCATACTTTGCTATGTATAATGCACAAGAAGAATGGATTCCAGGTTGGTTAGCAAGCCAATCTGATATGCTTGATGAAGATTGGTATATTGTAGAATAATCTATACTTATGGTGTCAAGATGCTAACTAGCGAACAATTCCAAGAGTGGAAAAACCATCCAGTAACGAAAGAGATCTTTGCTGAGATTAAAAAGACTAGGCAGTCCATAGTTGATCAGCTTGCCAATGGAAATAGTATAGGCTATGAGGCAGCTGCTACACATGGAACTACTAATAGATTAGTTGGTCAAATAGCTGGTCTGGATCAGCTTCTTAATATTTCTTTTGAAGATACTTCTGTAGATAACGAAGTTGATGAGATCAGTGGTTACTAAGCATACGCAGTTATTAATAAGAACAATTATTTAAAAGGGTAATAATTATGAGCACAAACATTATGGATATTAATCAATCCGGTATTATTCCGACTGGCGGACACTTGTTGGTACTTCCTGAGAAGGTTGAAGAAAAGACTAAGGGCGGAATCTATTTGCCACAAACAACTCTGGAAAAGGAACAGCAAGCTGCTACAGTTGGCACATTGATTGCCATTGGACCTACTGCCTGGAAAGACCTTGATGACGGAGTTGCCTGGGCAGAAGTAGGCGATAAGATTAGTTATTCCCGTTATGCTGGTGTGTCAATGCCTGGCAAAGATGACGACTCTTATGTATTGATTAATGACAATGATGTTTTAGCTCGGTTACTCTTTTAAATAGGTGTTCTTATGGCAGAAGAATTTGTGCAAGACATTATTGCAAGTGCAGAAACTGATGGTTCTTCTACAGAAGCAACAGCAGCCACTGGTAATGAGACTAGTACTGTTGTTGTGGTAGCTAAATCTGGTGATGATCAATCTTCCAATCAAACTAAAACCCCTAATGGTAATGCTGATTCTGATCAAACCAAGATTGCTCCTTCTGTAGAAGAACTTGCTTCA